CGCCCACGAAGAGGAAGACGACCTCATGGCCAAGCTGCTGCGGATTAAGCAGGCCGAGGCACGAGAGGCGGCGGGAGACCATCCCGACTACTGGACCGACGAAGAAAGCGAAAAAGAGGAGGCCGGATGCTTCTGACCGTTTCAGACCTATCGGATCAGCTCATCGGCAGGATCGAGGATCTTGCGCCAATGCTTCTACCCGGCGGCAGGCGTCACGGCAACGAGTGGATCTGCGGCGACCTCTCAGGCGCACCAGGTGATTCGCTCAAGCTCACGATGACGGGAGGACACGCAGGGCAGTGGAGAGATTGGGCCACCGACGACCACGGCGACCTCGTGGACCTCTGGCGTCTCTCTCGACAAATTTCCGCAGGGGAGGCCGTTTCTGCGGTGAGGACATATCTTGGCATCTCCGAGCCTGTCAGGCAGCACGAAAAGCGGGTATACGGCCATGCTCCCGCGATTAACTCTGAAGCGCCATCACCAAACGGTCGCGCCTACGCCTGGTTAACTCAAACGCGGGGGCTGAAGCCGGAGATCATTGAGAGGCTGAAAATCGAGATCGATACAGAGCGGAAGGCCATTGTTTTCCCGTGCATCTCTCCGGCTGGCGAGATCATTAACCGCTCCTATCGGACGCTAGGCGAGAAAAAGAAGGTGTGGCAGGATAAGGACTGCGCTCCGAGCCTTTTTGGATGGCAGGCCGTCCCTGAGTCGAGCTACCGTTCCAAAACGATTCTGCTCTGCGAGGGCCAGATCGACGCGGCAACTTGGCATCAGTGGGGAATCCCTGCACTTTCTGTTCCCAATGGCACGGGAGCGACATGGGTGGAGTTTGAATGGGACAACCTCCAAGCGTTCGATTCGATCTATTTGGCGTTCGATCAAGACGAGGCCGGCAGGAAGATCGCCAACATGGCGGTGACGCGCCTTGGAAAGCATCGTTGCTTTATCGTCGCGATGCCCAAGAAGGATGCCAACGATTGCCTGCTGGCTGGATTCACCGCCGAGGACGCACGCGATTGGGTTGCCAATGCCAAGCGCCCTCGCATCGAGCGATTGGTGACGACGGCGGAAATGGAGGATCGCCTCGTCGAGGACGTGAAACCAAAGCCCGAGCCGTTTTCGATGCCGTTCCTAAAAATGGATTGGCACAATGGCGATGGCTTTTACTTCCGCCCTGGTGAGCTGACAATCTGGGGCGGTTTCTCGCACGCTGGAAAGTCTACCATGCTCAACTTCATGGTTGCCCAGTTGTTGGGTGCAAGGATTCCCGTCTTCATCGGCTCTTTCGAGATCCGCGTCGAAACTCAGCTTCGGAAGATGCTGTCGGTGTTCTACGGAAAAAGGAACATCAACGAGACTGCTGCGCGTGAGTTTGCGCGGAACGTAGGCGAAAGCATTGTCTTTTCCGATGTTGTCGGCTCGATCACCAAGGATTCGCTGATGGAGATGATGTGGTTCTCGCACCGCCGCTATGGGACAACCCATTTCGTAATCGACTCGTTGATGCGCGTGCAGGGCTTGGAAGAGGATTACCCAGCCCAAGGAGAGTTTTGTAATCGGCTCCAAGACTTTGCCAAAGAAACGGGAAGTCATCTACATCTGGTTGCGCATTTGGCAAAGCCAGCGCAAGATGGAGCAAGACCGAGCATGTATGCCATCAAAGGCTCGAGCTTAATGGTCAACAATGCAGACAACGTTCTGCTTGTCCTCCGCAACCCTGAGAAAGAGAAGAAGCGCAAGGCCGGAAAACTGACGAGCGAGGAAGAACGCTCTATGCACGATACCGAGATCATTGTCGAGAAGCAGCGCGAGACCGGATGGCTTGGCATGTTCAAACTCAACTTCGATTCCGCTAGATTCCGATTTACAGAATTTGATTCAAGCAAAGTAATACAATGAGAACAGCAAACATCAACGTCACCAAAATTGATAAGACCGCCCTTTACGAAGGCAAGAACGGCAAATACCTGAGCCTGGTCTTCTTCGACAACAAGGAAGGGCCGGACCAGTTCGGCAACGATGGCTTCGTCACTCAAGACCTAGGCAAGGAGCGTCGCATGGCAGGTGAGAAGGGGCCGATCATTGGCAACTGGAAGGAAGTTGGAACTAAAGGTCCGACTTCCGCGCCAGCCAGACAGGAAAATTCAGTGATCGTTTCGATGGAGGATCATTCCGATATTCCGTTTTGATCTAGGCCAAGAAAGCCGCCCTTAAGCAAACATCAAAGAGGTGGGAGGCGAAGCCTTCCCACCCTCGATTTGTTCTCTGTCGAACGTCCCTAAACCTACCGAATGAATGAGTTGGCACTTTTCGCAGGCGCTGGTGGAGGCATACTCGGGGGCAAGCTCCTCGGGTGGCGAACCGTCTGCGCCGTCGAGTGGGACGCCTACGCACGGGACGTTCTGGTCGCCAGGCAAAACGATGGATGCCTCGAACCGTTCCCGATCTGGGATGACGTTCAGACCTTCGACGGGAAGCCATGGCGCGGACTTGTTGACGTGGTATCTGGCGGATTCCCATGCCAGGACATCAGCGCAGCCGGGAAAGGTGCCGGAATCGAAGGCGAGCGAAGCGGCATGTGGAAACACATGGCGCGAATCATCGGTGAAGTATTGCCGCAATTCGTCTTCGTGGAAAACTCACCAATGCTTGTGGGAAGAGGTCTTGCCGTCGTCCTCGCTGACCTTGCCGAAATGGGGTATGATGCGGAATGGGGCATTGTGGGAGCGCATCACGTCGCCGCCCCTCACAAACGAGACAGAATCTGGATCGTTGCCAACACCACGCGCCACGGACGGAACCAAGGGAAGCCGCACAGCGGAGGGAGCGGAAAAGGAATGGGCGCGAGGCCGCAACAAGGATCAGGACACCGGAGCGACCCAAGGGAATCGGAAATCTCCGAATCTTGGAACGATGGTTCACCAGCGTGGATGCCTTGCCCCTGCTGTGATGACTGGTGGTGCAACGTCCACGAAATGCACACCGGAGAATGCCCATACCCTGAAATCGACGAATGGGACTCTGATCCCCACTCAGTTCGCCACGCCGCAGGCGAGGGACTTCCGAACGGGCCAACAGAGCCGCTGGGAGAACCCGGCGCGGACGCGGAATCTGAACGATCAGATTGGTGGGCAACTGAACCCGACGTGGGTCGAGTGGCTCATGGGGTGGCCCATAGGGTGGACCGCTTGCGATGCATTGGCAACGGACAAGTTCCGGCAGTGGCTGCGCTTGCATGGCAAATTTTAAATACAAAGAACACGCGTTAGCCACAAAAACTTGTAGGCGAATCCCTAAGCATGACTGACAAGACCTACCACACCGACCTGGATGATGCGATCCTCGACGGGTGGGAGTCGCCGGTCCTGCTACCGATCAACGGTGGCGAGGTGCATTCACATGGCAGGAGATGCTACATCCGCAACGCTCGCCGCATTGCCTTCCTTCGTTATGCTCTGGGCCGAGAGATGAGTGCGGCCAAGCACCTGACCGAGATACTGGGCTTTTCCGCAGGATGTGAGGTCCACCAGTTCCTGCGGAGTCTTCAGTTCCAACTGGCCATTGAGAAATCACCGATCCGAGTGCAGCTCGTCCTTAAGGGGCGGAAAGGCTATTGGGTGGCATTTGACAAACGAAAGCGTTATGACCAACCTTAGAAACCCCAAAGGGCAAAGGCGCAGGACTAGCCACCTGCCGTCACGCACGATAGCCAGCGAGGTTGACGGCTCCTCGTCTAGGCGAAACCCCACTCGTCACAACGGGCGTGGACATCGAGCGACCGGGAAGGGACAATTTAAAAGCCGAGGCGCTAGCTATGCCTTAAACCATTCGCCAGACGCGCCCCGGCACATGGCAGGATGCTGCGGCTGCACTGGATGCTTCCTTGTGCTGATGATCGGCGCGATCATTCTACTGCTGCTAATGATGGCAGCTTAACCAACGAACCTATGAACCAACAAAAGAAAAGAGGACGGCCGGCAAAGGCCAAGGCTGAAGTGCAACCCGTCGAGGATGTCGAGCAGGTCGATACGATGCAGGACGGTGAGGCAATGGATGCCATCGAGGATGTCGAGCAACCAACGCGAGACGAGGCTCAAGGCAACCCAGGCCAAGAGCTGGTTCGCCGCGTCGAGATGGAGATTGGACGCACGCACAACGCATGGGGCATGGTCGATCCTGTTGAGCTGATTGATGCGGTCAAGCGTGTCGTCTCAAATTCTTATTGAGATTGCCTATTGAGACCGAGAGATGCAAGCGACTTGCGGCAGGGCCATGGGCGCTTCGCACTTCGCAAAATGGGCGGTGAAAATCAACAAGTTACGGGTCCCTCTGAGGCAATATCCCTGATCAGGGTCGTCG